ATGTCCAATCCAGCTCTGATCTCTCTCGAGTGTTTCTGGCTCACCCTTCTTAAGAAGCTCATATTCTGGGAATAACTTCTCTGTTTCATCTCCAAACACACCATGAGCTAATGTACCGCTCTCTTCTGCAAAGATTTCCATAGCAGCTTTAAGACTTCCAACACCTGTCTGCTTAGCAAGTGAAATAATCTGCTGCTCATCTGAGTGACTAAGAACATTAGACTGCCTTGTATCACCTTCATTGTCGAAAACATTATGTTTCATGTTTCCATTTCCTCCTTTTTCATCTTCATCATCAGCTCCATCTTCTCGAGCCATTCCAATAAGTGTATAAAGAACATTCTTCTGTTCTTCATTCATTGTGTTGATTACATCTTCAACAGTCTTATCATCGCTGTTGTCTTCCTGTGACTTTGCGTTGTCTGCCATTTCCTGCTTGTCCTCCTTTTTCTCTGACTCATCAGCCGAGTGATAAAGCATGATATTCTCATCATACGAAGCGTATAATGTATCCTCTTCATCAACACTGTGAGCCATAACAAAATCCACGTACGCACCTGGGTTCGCTCCAGCCAATACAAGACTGAGTTCCCTGATGTTTCCGTGGATTACATCATTACCTATCTGCTTTAACTGATTTGCCCATATCGACAATGATTTAACATCGCCTTTCTGAACCAGTTTCTTCGCCATCTGCCCCTGTTCAGTATCATTGAACATACCGTATGCATAAACACCATCTTTACGATTTTCCAATACCGCATGTCCTAATACAGCATTAGGGTCATTGTGTTCATGGTTCCACACAAGCGGAACCTCACAGCCATCGTTATCAACGAATGCATTCTGTCGTATTGTTCGACCATCCTGACACAGCAAGTCATTTCTAGTAGCATAGCCACTAAAATCGTAGTTACTCATTTTGACTTTTTCCTCCTTCTCCATATTCTTCATTTCCCTCACTAGGAACATTATCTTCTTTAGCCTGACTAATGTTACTATTAATAAGCTGGTCCGCCTTAGGGTCATTAGAAGGCTTCATTCCAACAATCTGGCGAATTTCATTTGAAGTCATGATTTCATTTCTAGTGAATTTATCTGCGATTTCAGCAATATCGTTTACTGGAACCAGTTTAAATGGGTCTCTAAAGAACGATATTGATTGCAGCTGAGTACGAGCTGTTTTTGTAAGGAACTTACGCTTCAGCTCATCAACGATAGCCGATACAATCGGTTCGACTGTTCGGTTGTTATAGTTAAGCATTGTTTTTTCATCAGCAGTTCCGTCTAAAACTGACTGGGTAATGCCTATTTGACTGTATACCATATTAGTCAGGTATTCGACTTGTTTCATGAGATTGTTTTCTACTGAACGGTTAAGCTGAGTGATTTTCTCGGTACCATCGGTATATGCAATTCCATATTTACCTTCTGCCAACTGTTGTTCTATATCTTTTCGACGCTGATTAGCCTGTTCACGCCTAGCCTCTGACTTGACTACATACGGCAACTGAATGATTAAATCCAGCTTTCCTGATGCCGTTTGTTCATCTGTCACATCTAGTAAACTTAATTTTCTCATAAGTCGCTGCATCGTTGAATTAGGCTCATTGACTATGGCAAATAATGGATTTTCAATAATTGCCACGTCTCGCTTAGCCAGCATAAGGTCTTCTTTCTCTCCAGTACGGTCATTGTAAAGCCTTACTTTGACATGTGCTGGATACCATTCAAGAATCTTTCCAGTTCTCATTGTAAGTATGTCATATGAATCAGTGCTTGCTGGATTCAAATCAGTGTCAACTGGAACAAGCGCAACCACACCCTCATCTAACATAGACATAACTGCATCCTGTATAAATGCTCGTCCACTCTGGTCTACATTTGCTTCCAGATTCAAACAATTGTTGAGTCCGGAATCGATTTTTTCTATGAATCGATTGTTCTCATCCAATCTGCAATGTGTTATATCTATTGCTGCCACATCCATCGCTATTCGATTGAATATTGCAGTAATAATTGAACGCTCATTTCCACGACTTAATCTCGGTCGGTCGGGTCGTATGGAATAACTAGAACCAAGATTCCTATTATAATAAGCTGTAGGGTCTCGATTCATAAACGCATTAAATGCGTGCTTCATTCTATCAGTAATAGATAACTCCATTTAATTTGTCTCCTACTCAAAAGCCTCACGATTGTGCTTATATGCTACAAATGCATCCATCATTGCAGCCACAGCGTCAATCTTGGCATCATATCTGTTTTTATATAATTTACGATTACCATTGGTATCTTCGATGGTGATACAATTTCCCATTGTGAATGTCATCAACCCCTCGTCGAACAACAACATTCTTTCTTCAGCTAATTTCTTTAACTCTCCTAACGGTACAGATTCAGTCTTAGCCCCCTGTATAACTTTTTCTATTCCGTATGCTCCATTTTCTCGTTCCCATCGTTCCACAAACTCTTTAGCATTATATGGGTCATAACCGAAGCATCTTACGTCATAAGCGGTTCGAATTATGAATTCATCCAAATCATCATAAACCTGCATCATGTCTAAGATATTTCCAGGCATAACAATAAGACTACCTTCATTAATGAACTCTTCATATTTATTCCTAAGAGCCAAAGGTAGTTTTTTTAATGTTAATTCTGTTATATAGTTACGGGTTTTAACTCCGAATGAACCGCTGGATAACGGAAATAGAAATGTAAAAGCACAGAAATCGTCGCCTTGAGAAAGGTCTGCTCCCAACGCACAAGGCATCTGCCAAAATTCTTTCTTTCTATGTGGAAGAGTTTCTTCATATGTAAAGTAATATGTATAACCTTCCATCGGAAGTCCGAATCGCTTTGCAAGTATATCGTTTCTCTTAGCAGGATTTTTTTCAGCTGTTTCGACCGCTTCTTGATATGTCTCATATGTGACAGTCTTATCCAGATTAGGATTGGCTTTGGGCCACTTAGACGGGTCACCTACTTCATCAATGCTGTCGAGCTTGTACCAGAAAATAGATGTATGAGGAGCATTATGTTCTCCCTTAAGGATTTTCATTAGCTCCATTTTGATTGTATCGCCAGAACCATTACGAACAGTACCTTCAGAACTAATGGCGACTATCAAATAATCGTCATTCTGTCCGCCACCCTGTTCCTTTGCAGCTCCCTGTTCAAGTGTCTCAACAACATCTTCTCTAACATCGCCGGAGAGCCATTCATCGACGGTAGCTACTTTAACTCGTAATCCCTGCAATTTATCTATTGACATAGGTCTTACTTCTAATAACGAACCTGTGAGGAAATTCTGTATTCCTTTCTTGGTACTTGCCAACTTTACACGATTAGCCTTTGAGCCTGTCGTGTTCTGCAATGAGCCTTCTGTTAAGAATTGATATAATGGACCTCTGGCTCTTGTTATGGCTGTTCTAAAAGGTGACATAACCTCTTCTGCCTGAGCCATTGTTGGGGCTGTTGTTATCTGATGAGATGTAGATGTATCTACATTCAAGAAATAATTTTGTATGCACGACGCATACATTGACTTAGCTGCACCTCTGGCAACGATTAAATACTGCTTATTTATGAGCCTTTTTCTTATGATTTTCTTCTCGTAATGTCCGCCATGATTATCTTTGTCTGGTACATAAATACTTCGTTCTATATAATAATACCAACCAAAAATTTCCTCAGCCCACAGCTTAAATGAATCGAGAAGAAATAAATCATCGCCATTGGTTAATGTAAGTTCACTCTCACAATATTTTATAAAGCCATTTACCGCTTTATCGTCATACCATACACCAGGATTTGCTATAAGAGCATCTATACGATTCATCTCCATAGAAATTTCCTCGCATACTGGTATTTCGCCTCTAATTACGGCATCTCGAAACCTGCCATAATAAATCGGTGTGGCTGTATTCGATAACGCCATATATTCTCCTTAATCTACATATCTTCCTGAGAACAATCGGTCATGTTCTCTTTTGCGCTTTTCAGCATCTGATTCAGTTTTTGTTTCATGATTACCAAATAATGCATCATGTTCTTTCTTCTGAGCTTCTGTCATAGTATATCCAGAATCTTTCTTAGTCTCAGTTGCTGTATTCTTGCCTTTATCTCGCTCTTTAAAGTAATCTTCAACCTGAGCAATTACTTTCTTGTTTGCCGCATCTTTGGCATCCTGAGCAAGTTTCTGAGACTTGGTTAATGGGTCTTTCTTATTAAGTCCTATAGCATCTCGAACCTGCTTATCGACATAATCACCAAGTATTCTAGTTCCCTTATCCTTAATTATGGACATTGATGTATCCTTGACAAAGTCGACAAATTTCTGACCAGCTGTTTTATGTTCTGGCGTAAGGTCTTTTAATTGCTTCTCTAATCGAAGTCTATCAACCTTTGCCTGCAATTCCTGATTACTCATCTCACTAACGCTCTTCTGATGAGTCTGCTTGCCTGCACCAGTCTTGTTATTAAATGCTATAAGGTGTTTTTTACCAGTAACATTTGTATATTCATTCTGTAAAGCAAGAGCCTTTTTACGACCAGCATATGTCATATTACCATTACGGTCTCTATACTTTTTATTATTAGTAAGTTCTGTATAGTCGTTCTGGATTCGCAATGCACGCTTCTTTCCAGCCATAGTAAGACTTCCATCTTTATTCTGGTATCTTCTTACGCCCCATTTCTGACCTAGGACGCCATGATGGTATAATTCGTTTTCCATTTTGAGCCTCCTATTTACCCAGGTACTTCATCGCTAATTCCTGTTTATCTTTTGGCAACGTACTAACACGATGATTCATCATTGTAATGTATCTGTTATTACTGGAAATCATCATTCGTGCTTTTGCTGCTTTCTTTTTAAATTTATCTGATTTAACAGAATACTGCATAGCCTTATAACCATATCCAGTTAGTTTTGAAATCCTGTCTGCGTCTATGTTTTTTTTTGCTGATTTATACTTTAGGGTTTCCGCTTTTTTCTCTAAATTACTTCGCTTTATGTCATTGTCTGTTTTTAATGCTTTAGTCTGTAATTTAGCAGCTTTCTTCAAATATTCGTTTGCTTTTTTAGCCTTCTTATTCGCTGTACCAAGATCATTCTTAGAATGTGCATTTTCTGATTTTTTTGATTGGATTGCTGCTTTCTTATCATATTTCAAGGCTTTCAATTCTAATTTATTGTTTTGGGAACTCTTGGAAGCGGCTCTTCTAATACCCCATTTCATTCCCATAACTCCGTAATGCATTAATTCATTCTGTTCCATAATTGCCCTCTACTTTTTATTTGATACGGCGATATTCAATCGCCATTCAAGTTCATCAATTGACCGCTTCATAGAATCCATTACTGAGCTGCTAGTCGGCGGGTCAAAAATCATTCTAACCTTCATATAAACATAGGTCTTTACACCTTCTAATGATTTATCTTCGCCAAGAAAATCTGACCATGTTGCCGAATCATCGCTTATTGTGAATCCTTCATCTGGACCGACACCAAGCTGATTAAGCACCATAAATACAGAATTGATATGCATAATTATGTCGCTATCAAATCCTTTTTCAGATTCATCTATATATAGCGATCCTTTGATTGAGTTTAATATACTATCTGTCATATCTCCTCCGTTAATGTTTCCAAGGACATGTGTCATTTATTTTTCGTTCTATCGGATTTTTTATAAGTAACCGCTCATCACCATAGTGAATCGCATCATGAGTCTGTTTAATTGTACATACAAGATTTTCTGGGTCTAACAATTTTCTGGTATGATTAATCACATCATATTTTGTTATTGGATTAAGATGATGAATCAATATCTGTCCATCAATATCTCTACCAGGAAACGCTAAATCGCATCCGTTATCTCGTATAATTATATCATCTCTTACACGCAACCACCCTTTAGACTTATAAAATGCCTGATTCAAATATCTATCACACCCAAATGTTGCATCTCCAACTCTACCATTAAGATTGAGATACTCAAATCGCTCCTCAAAAGATGGAATAGTAATTAACTCTGAATATGAAAGAATCCTACTCATCTTCATCCTTTCCAGAATACGACTGCATTGCCTTTATAGCTTTTTCATACATTACAGACATGTCTCCTGACTCTCTGATAGCTTTAGTTTTTGCTTTGAGCAACTCGTTCTCTTCTTCCATCTGTTCTCTTTTGAGCCGTTCACTTGGTGAACCCATTTTCAAATAATGCGTAATTACCTGAGATGAAGCTGTTCCCTCTCTTAACTGCTTTTCGGCAAGGTCTACAGCTAAAGAAATGAGCTGATTTTCTCGTGCTTCTGGTGTTAATGCCGGACGCATTCTTCTTTGAGTACCAGAATTCTTGACTTTAGGCATCCTTACCGCCTCCTTTCTTGTATTTCTCTGTTAGTTTTGTAGTCTTTATAAAGAATAAGACAGCACTTAAAAGAACCTATAATACCCAAAGAAAGGAGAATTTACATCATGGCGCAATAAAATATAATCGAGAGGTGACTTACAACTTGTACTAAGTGCTTTAAATATTATAGGTTCGTTTAAATGCTGTCTAAAAAATGGATTTGCTTTTTCGAAAATTCCCTCCGGGGAAAATATAAAGACCGGCGCGATGATGGGAGGGGGTGTTAATTTTTTAGACCCCCCTCTATGCTTTTACACATATATCATGCGATCTGTTCATTTATTTCTTCATTTCTGTACACTTTTTTATAGATGTTGAGGAAATCGTTCTGTATAATTTCATCAATTGCTCTTTCATGTTCAATGTTTATTTCATTCTCAGACATACTTTCATCAACTTGTTCAATTCTAGCAAGTTTGTTTAATGTAAAGTAATCTTTTGAATTGTCAAACAACAACCATTCAGCAAACTGTGTAAATGGATTGTAAGGATTGTCAAATGTAGTCAATCTACAATCATTAGATACTTTAGTCATGCTTAATTTCCTCCTTTCAAAGCTTTAGAAATTGTTGATGTTGAATAGCCAAGTTTATCAGCTATCTGTGCAATTGTGTATGAAGCAGACATAGCTTTAATTCTGGCTATCTTAGCATCTGATAATGCTGATGATTCTTTAGGCATTGCCTTTGCTCTCAACGAATCTGGGTCTGAATTATTCAGTATTCGTTTAAGAATCGTTTCACTCACAGCACCTGCCTGAATAGCTTCCCATTCATTATCAGTGATTACTATGTTTCTATCTCGTCTCTTAACAGAACCAACTTCAAGTCTTGCCTTACTTAAAGCCTGCTGAGAAACTTTCTTTTTATCTTTAGCTTTCATGTCAGGATTAGCTTCTAATTTCTCATTTATGTTGGCATTAGCAATTCTCTGTGCGGCTCTCTCTCTAACGGCATTCTTTTCAGCATTATTAAGTTTTTCTAAAAGAGATTTTACCTCCACCTCATACTTACTCTTAGCCTCCCTACTGTATGCAACCTTACCTGCATCTGCTATAGCAATTCTAGCCTTGTTAGCCATATCTTTCATTGCATTAGCATAATCAGCATACACTAATTCCATAGGATGGCGATGAGTAGATACCAGTGTATTGGCATCATCTGTCTCGGCCATCTTAGTACTCTTCTGTTGGCGGGTTTTAGTAATAGTGGTTACCTCACCAGTTCTCTTATCAACCTTGGTTATCTGATAGTCAGCATCGTCAGCTTTCTTGTAGAGAAGGGCACCTTCAGGTCGACTTGGGTCATACCAAATGTCTCCCTTTTCTGGATTATTCTTATACTCGTTACGCTTAAGATTAGTACGAGGAGTACCCTGTCTTTTATCTACATCATACTCACCTTTTGATTGTGAGATAATTGTAGCTGCTCCGCCTTGAGCTTTCCCCTGATACTTCTTCTTAAGTGCAACAATGTTATTATCAAGCTCACTCTGCTTATAATCCAGATGATGTTTCTCTGCATCGATAACAACCATTGAATGTTTTACTGCTCTTGCAAGCTCATCTTCAGTTGCACCTATCAGGGTCATATCAGTAATAAGATTAGAAATTTTTCCCATCTCAGTATCGGTCTTTGTCATCAGGCGATACTCTCTACCATTACGATAATAATGTTCTTTACCATCACTATCTTTTCTACATTCGCCACCATAATTAAGCTTAGGATCAAATCCCTCTAAGTCTTTTAATTCTGGAGTAGATGTAATTTTTACTTTTCCGCCCCTATCATGGGTTGGAATACACATAACAGTATCGCCATCAAAATCTGCACCCGATAATCTTCCTGCGACATTAGCGTTAATACCTATGGCATCTGTTGAAGACTTACCAATCATCTTAATAGCTTCTTTATTTCTATTATTAACAGTAACTATAGGTATTTCAAATGTTCCACCATGTGGGAATCTTACCAATGCAAGTTTAGTTCCATCAGCATAATCAGGAGCATAAGCTTCTCTATCACTCATTGTAGTTAATGGTAATATTACGTGATACTTCTGACCTGGCAACGCAGCTGCCTGTAAATGCACTGCTGCTGAGTCGCATGATGATGCAAATTTATCAAGATAATATTTTTTAATAGTAGGATTGTTCAATGCCATTATGTCATCAAACTCAGACTGCTTATCTGCCTTGGCAATTCCTAGCTGTTTCTCAGCTAATACCTTATTCTGTTTTGACAAGAACTGAGATGGTAAAGAATCTTTCCATTCTTCCCATTCTCCTTCTTCTCTTGTTTTATTAATTAATCCAAGCTTCTTTTTACCCTTTGAATCTGTATACCAATACTGTCCGCCTTCTTCTTTGATGAGGGCTCCAAAAGGATTGTCTGGGTCGCTCTTAACATCCTTGAGACATTCCAGCTTAGATAATTTATTTGATTTATTGGTGTTAAATCTAACGTCTATGCCTTCTGGTAAATCATCAGCATATACTGCCATTCCTTTTATGTATTTCTTACCATCCACCATAATACGAACCTGAGAATATCGAGACTCTCCTAATGAAAGATCTGGGACATTCCTTCTAAGTTCAATAAGACCATCTTTCTTTATACCCCCATCTTCTGCATAACAGATTTCAAGACGCTTAGAGTTCAAACTCTCAGGATAATGAAACTTCTTTTCAAATGTTTTTCCATCGTCTCTAGTAATATAATCGCCAATAGTCTGAACCTTACCAAAATCATATATGGCACTGTGTGGTGTTCCAGGAACACACAGAACCTTCTGAGTTGTCAACTGTCCTTTATTAGTTGCCTGTGGAAATCTATTTCCCCAGATTTCATAACCACCTTCTGCCTGCAACATATAAAGAGCCTGATCCATTTTCTCTTTAGAAACATTTAATTCAAGGTTGGCTTTTGAACCAACATCTATCATTTTCTTTTTATCAACTTGTTCCTTTAAAAAATCAGCAGTTGCTCTAGCCTGGTTCATTCTCTCTTCTGCTTTTTCATCGAGTAAAGACCTAACAGACGATTCGTTAATTCCCAGATCGGAAGAGCACACGTCTGAACTCCAGTCACTAATGCG